GAGAAAGGTCATAAACTCACAACTATCACTGATTACACCGCTGGAATAAAAACAGCAGTGTGGTATCAGCGTAAGAGTGGGGATGTGACCACATTTATTGGGAACACAGTCATCATCGCCTGTTGTATAGCTTCATGCATGCCCATTGAAAAATGTTTTAAGGCAGCATTTTGTGGTGATGACTCCATTGTGTATCTTCCAAAGGGTACTCAATGTAATGATATTCATCAAGGCGCAAGCCTGATGTGGAACTTTTCAGCGAAGCTTTTTAGAAGAACGCATGGGTATTTCTGCGGTAAATATATAGTTAGACATCCAGGTGGTTGCATTGTATACCCCGATCCGTTAAAGTTAATAACTAAACTGGGTAACAAAAGCATACGTGATTTTGAACATCTGGAAGAATTTAGGATTTCATTATTTGATGTTTTTAAACCATTGTGTAATGATTGTTATTTTCCTTTTTTGGATGACGCAATTCGTGAGGTTTTTCCTCAGGCTTGCAGTTGTTCTTTCGTGTTGTGTGCTTTGTATAAATATCTTAGTAATAAAGTTGTTTTTAAAACCCTTTTCTTTTGAAATTTATGGCTTTAGTCGAAGTTAAAGGGCCTAAGAAACTAGATGTTGATGACTTCATTAAGTTGAAGTTAAGTGACCATCTGTTACCTAGGTCCTTTACTAGACTAAAAACCGTATCTATATGTGATACTAATGTCGTAAAGCTAAGTGGTAAGGGTTCCACAGTGAATGTAGATATCCTTAAAGGTTTGCAGTTAGATAGGGTGTATAATTACGTGTCTTTAAGGGGAGTTGTCATTTCTGGTGAGTGGATGGTCCCTGAGGGATGTAACGGTGGCGCCGTTGTATCGCTGATGGATAAGCGGATGAAAGGTTTTAAGGCTGGTCTAGTTGCGGAATTCAAGACAAGAGCTACCTCCAGGCAGTTCCAGTTTAAATTTGTCCCCAACTATTCTCTGTGTATAGATGATGCTGTTAAGAAACCGTGGGAGTTGTTTTTCAAACTAGTGGGAGTTCCCATCGAAGATGGGTATTTTCCTCTAGCTGTAGAAATTGCTGTCATGGTCGAGCAGTCAAAGTCTATAATAAACCATGGTCTTAGAGCCACGATTCTGCATAGGGCTTCAGGAGATGTGAATGGTCTGGATTTACAGCTACCCTCCGTTGATATAGAAGAAACTATAGATTTGATAAGTAATATAAGTAATTACAATAGATTTCCTAATTCTTACAATAGTCGTGTCAGTACGAATAAAGAATATAAAACCAAAAAAGAAAAAAGGAAAAATTTTGAAAATAAAAATATGCCTAAGTTTTTAGGCGGGGATTCTGAAACAAGTGTTTCCGACGATAATAAGTTTGATGTGGGTTTAGAAAGTGATAGTAATAAGTTTCCGGAGCTGAATAGCGACGGTGATTTGTAACTATCATGGCTTATTCAAACGTCTCAATACTTAATCTCGGATACTTGTCAAAAACATGGATTCCTGCTATAGATCTTTTGAATACTACTATAACTGGTTTGGGTCAGTCCTTTCAAACTCAGTCCGCTAGGGACGAGTTTCGTGCACAGTTAATAGGTTTATATAGTACTATAGCTACACCGTCACAGAGGTTCCCTGCAACAGGTTTCTATGTTTGGGCTCAAAACCCGACAATAAGACCTATTCTTCACGCAGTTTTTCAAGCAACAGACACTCGAAACAGGATTTTGGAAACCGAAAATACTTCTTCAGTGAATCCTACGAGTGCTGAAACTAGGGAAGCTACGAGAAGGATCGACGATGCGACTGTGGCCATTCGCTCTCAACTTCAACTACTCTTTGAGCAGTTGCAAGGAGGAAGTGGGATATACGATCGCGCCGCTTTCGAAGCTGCGTCCGGGTTGACATGGGCTGCCGCTGTTGCGACATAAAATATAAATTTAAAATATAAATAAGACCGTATCTCGGAGCGGAAAATTTCCGATGACGTGCGATATACGATAATATCGAGTGTTTACTGGTCCACTTAAATCGAACCAGGACAAATCGTGGGGCATACGATAATGTCTAGTGTTTGCTGATCCACTTAAATAGAATCAGGACCTCGACGCTTGAACGATGCGTTCT